CAGTAACACTGTTGCTTGCTACTGTAGCAGTATAAAGCACAGTATTGAAATAATCGTCTGGCGCAGTGATAGCTGGTGCTGGCAGATTGCCAGTGGTCAGCGCAAGGAAGCCTGAAGGTGGCGCATAGTAGAAGTCACCAACGCCATTGTCGTCTGTGTTGCCCTGCGGTGTTTCTAGCCCCTGAAAGCTACTATCAGCCCCAGCATTAAACCGCCAGCCTGCCGCTTTATCTTGGTCGGAATAGCCCAACATAATGGTGACGCCCTCTTCCATTTGTGAGGCGGTAAAGGTGTCTATCGGGCTGTTCCCAGCTTCTAAGTTGGCTAAAGTGATTGCCGCTGGAACACCAGTATTGTTGCCATACCAAGTTCCGTTCTTACCAAGCCAGCACTTGCCACTGTCTGCATCAAATGCAAATTGCATGATATCACCAGCGTCACCGCCACCAACAGTCTGAAGCCCACCGCCATTTGTGCTGTTAATCCGGACGGTAGTTCCGCTGGAAGAGTTTGTGTCATACACAAACACACCATTGCCTGTGTTGCCAAAACCGCTGGTTGGGTAGTTGGGCTGACCAACTAAGTTATATCCATGCACACTGCCGCCAGACCCAGCCGTAATAGTTGTCTCTGCCCTAGCCTCTGCATACCACTTTCCTGACTGCGGAAACGGAATAGTCAGGCCACAGAAATGAAACTGCCCACTATTCTTATACCATCTTAGGTTGCCCTCAGACAGTGTGATAGTAGTGCTGGTTCTGTCCAAAGGATTTAACGTAGCAAAGTTACCGCCAGTCACAGGGCTGTCCAGCACGACATCTGTAGCCACTAGGTTGTTTGCAGTCCAGTCGTTGCTGTTGCCGCTTGTATCATCACCAATCGCAGAACTGTCTGAGAAGTCTAGAAAGAAGCCGTTTGTTCCGAAGGTTAATCCAGAAACATCTTTAGGCTTCCACAGTGTATCGTCATACTCGCCAAAGCTGGTTGGGTCTAGGGCTTGCCCGTCTATGAAGGTAACGTTGGCTAGGTAGCCGTCAAAGTAGTCACGGCTATCAGTAAACCATGAGCCATAGTTTTTGCCAAAGTAGCCAGTTACTCCAGATGTGTTCCATCCAGTAGTGTCGTTCAGTACCACAGAGTTTGTAGAGGTTGTCTGCCGCACTCCGTTTACATAGGTTATAAACCTGTCATCTGCGGTTGCGTTTGCAGAATCAAAAATTTGCACGATATGATACCAAGCTGACGGGTCACGAAACACAGCATTTGTGACATGGTTTCTGCCGCTTGATATATATGCCTCAATATCATCGGGGTAAAAGGCTACAAAGAATGTTTCACCAGCACCATTTGTCGCACCATATATAGCGTGTTCCCTGCCTATCTCACCACGCTTGCACCAAAAACTCATAGTCCACTTTATTTGATTGGTTGGTGTGCCAAATGTAAATGAAAAATAAGGACTGTCACCGTCCTCAAAGCGCAGGGATTGGCCTTCCTCTGCGCCACTTGCGTACATCCATTGAGAAGAACCAACAGGGGTAGACATGGCAACTCCTTATGAGAAGGCTAGTTGTGGTGTGCCAAGCAGAATACGCCCAGATGCGGCAACAATATAAGGCACAACATCAGTGGTGCTTGCGGCTGTAGATAAAGTCAAACCAGCACCGCCAGCAGTCTCATAGTCTGTGCCTAGGGATACTGTTCTGCCGCCTGTGCTATCCTGTATAAATACAATAAACCCTGACTGGCCTACTTGCTCTGTAGTTGGATTGACCAAGGTGACATTGCCTGTCAGTGTCAGCACATGGTTTTGATTAGCCGCAAAGTCCAGTGTCACATTGCCAGTGTTAGTAGTGTCTGTGTTTGTTGAACCCAGAACAGACTTTGCAAACTCTACTTGTGCGCCTTCAATCTTTAGCCTGTCATCTGTGGTTTCGTCATACTTGATAGACGCATCGCTGTCTGTGCCGAAGTAAATCTTCTTATCATCAGGCACAGTAATCTCGCCACTGCTATCAGCAGTTACAGTCTTGCTGGCCTCTACAGTACCAAGCGTAGTGATGTCATTGTAGTTTATCTCTGCGGCTGTAGCTGTAAGCCCAAGATTAGTTAGCGCAGTTGATGCACTATTCAGGTCAGATAAGTTGTTTGCGACAGTCAAAAGCCCTGTAGAAGATATAGCGACATCATTCCAAGAAGTGCCATCAAAAACTCTGGTGATGCTTGATGTTGTGTTAAAATACAAGTCACCAGTGTCTACAGTAAGCCCTTGCCCTACAATGTATGTTTGTGCCGCAGTATCATTAGCGTGTGCGCCATAATAGCGATCAGTGAAGTCATCAGCAGAAGCAGCCGCAGCAGCCGCACTTGCCGCCGCAGCCGTGGCAGAAGCCGAAGCATTTGACGCCTGAGTTGTCGCAGTTGAGGCAGATGACGCACTAGCTGTGGCGCTTGTCGCCGCAGAGGTGGCGCTTGATGCTGCAGCTGTGGCAGATGCGGCAGCACTATAGGCGTCTACTATCAGTTCAAATTTTGTTGTGTCAGTAAGAAGGTCGCCAACACTTGATGCTGCTTTACACAGATAGACATTATTAAGCTGGGCAGCTGTAGTAGATTTGACCAAATCACGCACGTTATATGCTGCTGTGGTTGTGGTCGCATCTGTCCCCCGGAACGTGCCAATCTCTTGCGTGATAGACACATCGCCGCTTCCGTCAAAGGCAAAGATTTTATTCGCCCGGTCACTGGCGCCGATTGTAAATTCTGCGCCCGATAGCGTGTTTGTTTCAGACGCCTTAATACAGCGGTCTATTTGTTCTTGTATGTTTTGAGCTATGAAGGTTAAGCGGTCTAGAGCATCCTCATGGCTTTCCGCTGGGAAAGGATCATTGTCGATGTAGTCTGTGCCCTGCGTCAATCCCAGATTTCTTTTAATGATGACAGTGACGCCGCTTGCCGGCGCTGTGACAAAGGTCACGTTGCCGCCGCCATCTGTGCCTGCACCGCTTACAGTGTAATCTGTGGTCAGCGTTTTTACGGTCTCTGTGCCGTTTGAGGCGCGCTCAATAACGCGCAGGTCTGCATTTGCAAATATCTTAAAAGTATAGGCAAAAACGGTTTGGCTGCCGTCCCCGCTATAGCTCACTTTTGTGGTGGTGGATGATACACTCATTTAATAATCCCCATATCTTTTAAGATGCCTCGTTCATTAAAAATCCTTGCTAGTTCCTCATTGCCGTCTTTAGCCAACAAACGGGGCAAAGCCGCTTTATAAAATCTATCTTCAGCGTTTTGAATCATTCTTGTTTTCATGTCGTCATCAGCGTCTAAATACCGAGGCTGTATGGTCAACACTTTCAAGTAATCCCGGAATGTATATTCACCGCCGGCTGTCGTTGTCTTGCCACCAGCTGTAATGACCAGCGGCAGAATGACTTCATTCTTCGCAATTCTTGACAGTTCGCCCTGGTTGATTTTGTCCAGCTTTACGCCGCGTATCGCTTTTTTCTGCTCAGTCAAAGGCGCACCAAGCCGGATTAACTCTTTTTGGTAAGGCTCGATTTCTTCACCAAATGAAATTTTAAAAGGTGTCACGCTGTTCCAAATTGCTTGGCTGGGGTTTACGCTAAACGGTACGCCCCGTTCTTTTTGATTGCCTAGCATATCGTATTGATACGCAAAGTTTTCGATTTGCTCATTTACATATGGCGTGTTCATCAGCTGCACGTTCCAGCCATAAGCAACAGTGTCATAGAAAAACTGTGCGCCCGGTATGTCCGATACCTTCTTAGGGGTGCCCACCAATGAATACGGTATTTCTGGAAACGGGTTATCTGTATTTAAAGATTCGTTATACAGCAGCTGCACATCATCTACTGTGTAATAGCTTAATGGGCTTTCCACTGTGCGCTTTGCTGTATTGTCGAGCCTGTCCACGTTCCTGACAACGCTGCTGAACGGCACTGGCACTACGCCAGCTGTACCGCTCAAAAAGCCATCAGTGACGATTGTAGGGTCGTTATACTGCATTGCAGCAAAAACATCCCCAACGCCCTGCAGCATTGGCAGATCTCTGAAATAATCAACAGTAGCTATCGCGCCAGCTGTAAAAAGATTCAGGCGGTCTTCTGGGTTATAGAACATTGTTTGATATTGGGCTGTGCTAGCAGCAATACCCAGCAATGCGCTGACCGGCTCTAGACCCTGATAGCTAACATAATTTAGCTTGCCATTAGGCAAGCCCTGTTCATTGTATATTGGCAGCGGGTCGCCATCTTCATCGACAGGCCAGCCCTCGCCACGAAACACTAAACTATATGGCTGCCAATTTGGCGGCAGCATTTTGCGCGCTTGCTCATCCCTTGGCATAGAGCCGGTAATACGCCCCTCAATAGCCAAGGTATGCAGCTGGGCTAATGTAGCAGACCCCAGCGCTAGGCGCCCCATAGCGCGCTGCTGCGCCCGTGCACCGTTATTGCCAAGCAGGTTATTGCGTATTGTGCTGTTTGGATTTAACATTGACGCCGCAACAATTAGCGGGTGGCTCTCGCCTACCCGGCGCATTCCGTTTGTCGGCGCTTTGGCAAATGGCATTAGCAACTTGCCCAAAAAGTTTTGCCTTAGTCTTGCTGTGCCGCCGCCAAGCAAACCATCGCCCAAATCGTCAGTCAGGGTTACATAACGTGACGCATGATCCATTTGTTCATTAACAAACTTTGGATCAAGCAAAACCATCATTGCGTCATCCAGAGCCTCTTGCTCTGTCCGACCAGCTGCTCTTGACCGCCGGGCTGTTCTCACAGCTTGTTCATACAGTTCGCCCCGGCTAACAATAACTCGCCAAAAATCATCAGCTGCCATTAGCGCTGCGCCGGGCAATCTGATTATCTTGCCCAATAAGTCAACCGCTTTTCCAACCGTGCCGGTTATGTTGAGGTTTTCGCTGTCAATTGCGCGCAGGTTTGCTGACTCCACTTTATTTAGCTGGTCAGCTGGCGCCTCTTCTCTAAAAGTTTTTGCAGCGACAATCCATGCATCACGAAAGGCCTGATTATAGCCGGCTATACGGGCAAACACATCTTCGAAATGCAACCCTTCGGCAGTAGGCTCCCTGCCTACTATCTTTTGACCTGACCTTATAGTAGTGCCAAAGACAGCCCCAGTAAGGTCTGCTAGCACGTTGTACCCCATGAAAAGCGGGGTAGCCACGGCGTTTTTGATGTGGGTCGGAAAGTAAGACAAAAGCCCATTTATATAGACCTCCATCCAAACGCCTTCAATCTTTTGAGCCCATGAGCCAAAAACATATTTGTTAGCCCCGGCCTGACCACCTTCTTTTAATGCATCCAAATACCCAGCTGCCATTTTCTTGGCTAGGTCGCCGCCGCCGCTTTCATTTAACAAAGCTGTCAGCGCTTCGTCTGGCACGGTTGTCCCAGCTGGGATTTTAAAAGCTTGCAAGGCTCTGGCTATTTCTGTTTGCGCGCCTTTAGCTTTCATTTGAATGCCAGCATGAATAGACATCTGCCGCCGGAAATCGACAAGCAGCTGGGGGCTGCCCTCGCCTGCCTGTATGCGCTTTGCCATATCTTCTAGCCGGGCGGCTGACCGCTGCAGCAAAATACGGACAGCGGTCATTTCTTCAGCATTTAGGGTTTGACCAGCTTTTAGCCGTAGTGTTTTTTTAGTAAGACCAAGCTCGTCTGCCAGCAATTGGTCAGCTGCTGCCAGTGTCTCATTGTTTGTTCTAATGCCACGCTTCTGCGCTTCGGTAGGCTTTGCTATAATCTCAGAGGTTGCATTAATGACGCGGTTTATATCCTCGCCACCCTCAAACTTATCAAAGTTAAAATCAATGCCCACACCATCATCAACCATGCCCGGCTGGGTAATCATGGTGATTAGGTCTTCTGCGTCACCTTCATCAGCCAGCCCGGTGCTAAAACCTCTGCGCGCTTTTTCTGCTGTCTGAGCCACTTGCTCATTAGGCGCTAATTCTGGCTGGGCTGGTATAGCTACATCTTCGCCTAGCTCGTCTAGCTCTCTTTGTGTTGGCGTCTGTATTGCCTGCCCGGCATCGCCGCCAGCATCCTGGAAGCGCTGCAGCCCCTCTTCAGACAGCGCGTCTTCTGCCAGCTTGGCCTGCGTTTCTTTAACGGTCGTGCCCTCTGGCATCACACCTTCGGTCACAGGCTCAGGCACACGACCGGCCACACCATCAGCCAGCTTGTCAGTAGACCTGCCAGGAGCAGCCTTCTCAAATGCGTCTAGCAGCAGTTTTACAGTTTTGCCTCTAGCTGATGCTTTGACGATGCCGTCTTGTTGCCCAGGTGTGCTTGACGCCATGCGTCGCACCCCGCCAGACTGCGTAGCCTCTAGCGCTTGTTGTCCAGGTGTTGCCATAAAATTCCTCAAATAAAAAGGGCGCCGCATGGCGCCCTAAGCATATATAGATATTACCCGATTTTCGGTGCGTTGGCTACCGTGATTTATTATCAGCTGTTTTGGTTTCAGCCGTTTCAGTTGCCTTCGGCTTTGTCGAGAAGTTGTCCGAAGAAGTTCTCAAGTTCTTGGCGGTTAGAATCGAGTACCCCGACCCCTGATTCCGCATTTTCTCCGGGCTGTCTACTAAAGTAACTTTTGTAACTGCCACCGCTAGGTTCCTCCGTCCAATCATTACGCAGCTTGGTCAGGTCGGCTTCCATTACGTCTACCGAAACATCCAAGCCAAGCCCATCAGTTATATCAGATAATTTGTTATTTGCAAAATCCATAATGTATTCTTGCGCTTTTGCCTTGGTCAATGGGCTCTGTTTAATCGCCGTATCATCAATAAGAATACGGATGCCTGGCTTGCCTTCAATAACGATTGGCTGATAGCCCCGGAACAAACCGTTGGGCTCTTCGCCGATAATGCCGTCAAACAGCTGTGTTAACATATCGCCTTCGCGCAGCTGATTGCCATTTTCCTCAATGATATCAACCGCAAAATGTTTCGGGTTTTTAGTTATTGTTTTGGGTGCGTTTACCCATACTTCTGTTTGATTTAGATAATAGCCAAGCCGAGCAGCTGCTTCAATAGCTGTGTCGCGCGAAGCAATTGCCTGCTGCACAGTTGAGGGGTTTTGGAATAACTCCCAGCCCCCAGTGCCGTGTACATTTTCGCCCAGCTTAATGCCCATTTCGCCATTGACCATATCAATAGCTTTAGCAGTCACCTGGTTATTAATGTCTATACGCAATTTATCTGACAAATCAGAATACCTAGTGCCAAATTTTTCTGCCCAGGGCGAACCTGCGCCGGGGCCAGCTTCCATTGAGATCCGTCTGGTGTTTTGAGCAAAAGCTGTTCTAACATCACCGCCCTGACCAGTGTTACCCGTCATGCGTGATAACTGCATCCAGCCAATAGCCTGTACCTCAGCAGGCTCCCAATCGTTTTTACCCTGCCAAGATATGTCATTTAAATATTGTGTCAGGCGGTGGCCAAACTGCGCTCTATTTTCATACATATTGCCTTTTATACCACCACCGCCAAAATCTATGGCCAAGTTGTTTGGCACATTATAACCAAGACGTTTCAAGTGATTTATGAAAGTTGCGTCAACCAGCCCTGTGTCTCTAGCTGTATGGATATCCACAACAAACGGGCTGCCGCCGTCTGGGCTATTGTTCATGTATGACCGCACATTTTTGCCATACCCGCTATCCAGGAAATCAGATATCTTTTGACCGGCGCCTTCCCTGACCTCTGATGCCGTCAGTATGTCAATGACAATCTTATTCGCGGACGGCAGACCCTTACCCTGCAGTTCTTCTTTAGGTACGCCCCGTTGTATCTGTTCATAAACAAACAACACATCGCCCAGGGCTTGAGAAGGTGAGCGCTGCTGGTTCCCAGCAAACCAGGCATCAACCAGCTTGGCCATTTCTGTTGGGTTGCCCCCAGCCCTTTCTTTGAACTCACCAAAGACAATTTTATACCAATCAGCTGCCTCTTTAATTTCTTCTGGTGACATAGCAGCGTCAATTCTTTGCACCCAATCCTGAGGCTCGATATCACCCACTACCACATCAGGCAACCCAGACCCAGCTGATGCCGATATAACCGTCCTGGGGTTTTTCGGGGCGCCGGGGTAATCTGTGCCGGTGGCCTCTGCTTCTTCTATTCTTTTGTTGTGCAGACGTAATTCGTTAGCTGCCTTTTCTGGGTTTAATATTAGGCCGCCTTCATCTTTGACGCCGTCCTTAACAAAAGCGCGGAACAGTGTTTTGACTGCTGCGCTGCGACTGCCAGCCTCTGCTTCTTCTGAACCAGCAACAGCGCCAGCTGCTAGCCCGGCGCCTGCCGTCTTCCATGGGATCATCTTGGCAGCTGTGATGGCTAGCCTGACAGCGCCCTCTAATGCGAAACCAGCAGCCATACCATCTACTGTATTTCTTGCCCTGTTGATAAACGCGGCATCATCGCTGTGCTTTTCAACGACTGACATAATCGCGTTGCCAAACGCGCTTCGCTCTTGCGGAGTCGCACCATCCAGCGCCTTTGTTAGTTCTTCTGCTATTGTTGGCGTTTCTGCTTCAAAAGCTGCGTAATCAGCCAATGCGCCCCACATCAAACCGCGCACATATGGGTTGAATGATGTAAAGGCCTTGAGCGCTTGTGCTGCAGGCACAGCGCCAATAGTAAACTGACCGCCAAGTTCTGACAGGGTGCCCAGTATTTCATTGTCATAATTCTGCGACAGATAATCCTGATAACGTTGCCGCGCTGGTTCCGGCACTAGCGCATTAACGCCCTGCACATATTTGTTTTTTACCTCAGTTAAAAATTCTGAACCCATAAAAGGTTTTTCTGAACCCAGCCCAATCTTTTCTAGGCCAGCGTTTACAAAGTCTACTGGCGCGCCCAGAGTGTCTGGTATTGCTTGCAGTATGCTTTCAGCGCCTGCCTCAGCGCCTTTGACCAGCCCCAGGCTTATGTCACCCATAGCGCCGCCTGGTTGCGTCTTTGGCTGTGGCTGACCAAAATTTTTGAGCGGTATGTTAGCGTCAATTTGCTCACGAAAGCTTTTGGGGTTATTCAAAGCCCCCATAAGGTAGCGCTGCGCTTCGGCTGCTTCATATGCGTCTAGCTGTTCGCTTTCGTAATCCATTAATTAATTCCCTGCTTTTTATAGCTTTTGATGATGCGGATCAAACCGATGACGACTGCGTCTTGCTCTTGGCCGGCAGCCCATTCCAATGCAGACTGCGCTGGATTGTCTACGTCTATAGGCAAGCTCTGGAATTTAGTGCCCAAAGATTGCGTGGTTGTTAAATAGCTGATGAGCGCGTCTTTCATCATGCCCTTGAATTCTTCAGCATTATCTTTGTTGATTTGACGCGCCTTTTTAAACACTTCCTGATAGGTGGCACCTTGACCGCCGCCCTGATCTTTCGGCGTGTTTAGCCACTCATTTAGAGTAAGCAGGCTTTCTTGGTACATCATATCTGATGCGTCACCTAAAGCATTGTTTGAATCTTTAAATTCTTGATATTTTGTTGCAGAGCTAATGAGAGCTTTTGCTGCCTGATAACCTTCTGCGTTTTCTTGCTCTAGGTCTTTATATGCTTGCTTATAGTCGGGGTCGGACAGTTCGCCTGCTAGGCTTTCTATCATTTCTGCGCTTAGTGTATTGTTAGACTTAGCATTGCCAATGATGCGCGCTGCGTTTCTGGTTGTTTCTATTTTGGCATCTTCATTGGTTTCTGTTTTTTTCAAACCCAAAACAGCTTCTGCATTTTTGCGCTGCGTTGCGTTATACCAATTATTTTCTAGCAATGTTTTATGCATTGCTATGCCTTCTGCTAGCGCATCCTTATCGGTGGTATCTGTGTTAATGATTTTGCTAAACATTGATTTGTTATTTTCATCAGCCGCAACATCAGCAGCTTCAGATTTTTCGCGGCGCTCAGTGTCTATCTTTTCAGCCAAAGTGAAAAGGCTATTCAGCACTTTTTGTTTATCGTCTGAATCCATCTGAGCCAGAGCGCTGTTCAAAACCAAATCTGTGCTCTCGCCATTTGTGATTTGCAAAGCTACAGCTGTGGCGCTATCCGAGCCTTGAAACAATGACAGCGCTGTGCCTCGCACAATCTGTTCGGTAGCCGTATCGACCCGCGTCATAAAGCCTTTATCATCAATAGTGCCATTGGTTTTGCCAAGCGCTATAGTGCCGTCTCTTGTGTTAAAAAGCTTTGAAAAAGCCTCAGCCCTGGCCTGCACGTCTAATGAAGTGTTTGAGATTGCCTTAACAGATTTATCAATAGCAGTGTCTAGGTTGCCCCGGTCAAATTCAACAATCCGGCTGTTGTTCTGTTTCGTAAAATCAATAATCTGCGCGCTGACTAACTCTTGCCCTCTGGACATGAATTTAGCCTTAGCGTTTCTTCCAGTCAGCAGCGGCTGGTTGTTGCCATCAACGGCCAAACCATTTGTGTATTTTTTTAGCAGCGCGTTCATTTTGTCTTTTGTTTCTTGTTCTGCTGCCACTGGGTCAGGCGACCTTAATGCGTCCTGTTGAATGTCGGACAATTCTTCCAGCATCCTTGCTTCTGCTTGGTCAACCTGATTTTGGGTTTGCACCTGCATTTTTTTAATGCCGATTTCGGCCAGCAGGTCACCCATTTGGGACATAGCCTTGCCGGGCGCTGCAGCTGCGCTAGCGCTCACAGAAGCGGTCAGTAACTGGCCACCGCCAGCATTGTTGCGCTTTACTTGCCTGTTATATGTAGGAACGCGCATTGTACCCCCTATGCTGAATAGATGCTGTAGCCGGTGCTAACGGCCTGAGTGACGCCCTGAATGCGCTGCGCGCGCGCTTGGTTCTTTGCATCATACATTGCGTATTGGCCTTTGAGCTTTTCATTGATGCTTTGTTCTTTTAAATCGCTAGCCTGAGCCGCTGCATTGATTTCGATTTTTTGAATGTCAGCTTCTGCCTCTACTGCATTTTCTAACAGGACATCGAGCGCTGTACCTGAGCTAGCAACAACGCCGTTTTTGCGCTGGGTTTGGGCAGCTGCGTCATTGAGCTCTCTAAACTCTTCACGAAACCTGACAATCTCTTGCCCGGCTTGAAAGACCACCTGCTGCGCCCGGTTGTCTAAAACATCAGCGTTTCTATCTGTAATGCGCTTGTTATATTTGGCGCTATCTGTAATCCCTTGCGCCGCCGCTTCAGAACCAGCCAAAGACAAGCCAGCGCCTAGCACTGCCATTTCTAAGCCCATTATCTCACCTTTGAAAATTGAATATAGTTGTGTCCATCAGGGCTATACTTTCTCAAGACGCCCTCTTCTTGCATTCCTAAAAAAGTGATCCAACGCCGGGCGTTCGGCCAATCTTCTAGAATATGCGCTTGCACCCGGTGCAGGTCATGTACTTCCATAATTCCGTCCAAATGCGTCCGTAATTCTTTGACGATGCTTTTTGTGAATTTGTGAATTAGGTGTGAACCCAAAAACCAAGCTTCACCCACCCCGTCCCAGACAGGATAAATACCACCACAAGCAACCACGTTTCCGTTCACAACAGCTGTAAAACTCATGTCAGGAACGACCATTCTGTGAACAAATTGTGAAATCTTTATAGGTGGCCTAAATGAATCATCGTTTATCTGACCATCTAAAATTGACCGGGCATGGCGCTCTTCAAAATTTACTAGGATCATTTGTCGAAAACTGAAACCGTTGGGAATATGGCTAGCAAGCTTGTTGGCAGCGGCTGGTCTTGTTGCACCACTATTGTGGCATCATCATCAAACCCGCCTCTGAATTCTATTGTCTTATCCCCGGTAAAAAGAGGCACTGCCTGACCCATGCCGGCTGCGCTGCTTCTGAATGGGATGGTATCCAGTTCGCTAGTGCTTGTGCCCACCTTCAAACCGACTGAGCGATAAAGACGGACGGTCACTTCTGATATACGCTTTGTTTTGCCCTGAGCGCTGCCAGAGGCGCTCCCTGCATCAATCCTCAGGGTCTCTACCTTACTAGTGAAGCCCAGCCCCACATGAACCTTAGACGCGCTTCTGTCGAGGGTTATCTGGCCGCTCGATACTGTCTTATCAGGATGGGTGCTGCCATCAGCTAATATTTGCACGGTTTCACCTTCTAGATGGTCAAGGCCGCTTATAATAGTTGCAGCCGACCCGTCATAGGTCAGACCGCTGTCTACGAAAAATGCATCTGTAATATCTGTGCCAAAATCAAACCCTGATAAATATTCGACATAGCGCTTTGTCGCGCCGTTTATGGTGCGCTTTACAATCACATAAACTTGGTCTTCATCTAAATCGCCGGGGATAACCGCGACACTTTCAACGACCGCGTCTGTGCCGCCAACAATGTGGCGCTGCCATGCCACTACTTGCTCTTCCCGGCGATAGGTCATACAAGCCAAAACGCCATCAGATCTAACGCACCATGCCACACTGTCCGGCTCTTGCTGATAGGCAAATTCATCAATGCCGCCTTCAGTAATGTGCTCTGCCAGAATAGTCATGTCAGGCGCTACATAGCTGTCTGATTCATTGCTGAAAACCAACTCGCGCATTTTTCGTTTAGCGCGCTGCAAAAACAGCGTGGCGTTGCCTACCTGCATTGGCTGGATATCAGCGCTGCCATAGGTGGTTTGCTGTTTGATTTGCGTATTGGTCGGGTTTAGCGGTTCGTCAAATCCTGACGCCCGGACGACAAACTCGCCGCCAGATGTGCCGACAATAAGGTTTTTGCCAGAGGCCAGATAGCGTATGACGTTTACCTCGTTCGACCCGATTGTATAAACCAGACCATCATCTGCATCTGTGCCGCGCTCAAAATTTTCAAAATCGCCGCCTTGGCTGAAAAAGATAGTTTGCGGCTGCGTAGCTGTGCCGCCAAACACCAGCCGCTGTTCGTAGAACGCGACAGCGCGCGGCCAGCCAGTAGTGTCTGAGAAAGCCCCCAGCTGCCATGCATTGTCGGCAATCAAATCGCCGGACAGCGTAAAACTGGTGCCTGCGCTTTCTGCCGCAACATCAATGCCCGGTGCTAATGTGATAACTGTGTCTGTGACGTCAACAATCAGCATACCGCTGCGATTATTGCTTACTGTGCCAGAAGATGTAATTTTCATCCCGGCCTTAAAACCTTGCACTACAAAATCGCCGTCACTGTCTTCTATGCGGTCGTTATGCTCCAGCCCGGTTGCGTCAGGGTCGCCTTCATGAAATGAAATAGTAGTAGATGTATAGCTGGGCATCAATTCGCTGCGACCGTCTGCCAATGATTCAACGGTAGCATCGACAGACGTTGCAGAAGTGTATGAGCTTATTTTTGCAAATCCATGATGAAGCTTAACTAATCGCCCCACATCAGTGCTGACAAACGTATTCGCAGACGCGGTGATTGTTACAGTGCCGGTACGGGCGCTAGCTGTTAGCGTGGTGCTGGTAAGATTGGTATCGCCCATCGCACCGCGTTTTAAATCGACAGTGTCTATTGTCCAAGCAGTGTGGCTGGTGCGCGTAATTTTTCTAGGCGCATAATCTGGGTGCACCAAATACATAATGTCGGCGCTCTGAGCAAACTTTAGGCCGGGCAGGTCAGCTGTGGCATATGGGGTTGCAACCTCTACCGGGCTGCCGCTAGATACAACCACGCCGCCATCCTTAAATATGCGGAAATAGTTATTGCCAAATTCAAGAATGTAGGCCTGCTCAACATTAAACTGAAAAGGGATCAGTCTAGTTTTATTTGCGCTTGTTTTTACCTCACGAACAAATCTGGTGCCAGGGCGCCGGGTCAAACCACCATGCGGCTGCACAATAAAGTTTTGAATAATCTGCGCGCCGTTATCATAACGACCTAAGTCTGTCCGGCCAAACAAACGCGGCGATAGTTCGCCGGCAGTAAAGTTTTGCTTTGCGGTAGTAATCTTTGGCATTAGTACCTCGCAGCAATAAAGATATCGCCCTCAGAATAATCTTTTGTATTCTGGTTGGTAATGTTATCTGGCGTCCCTTCTGTTGCGTCAACAAACCGCGCTTCACGCAGTTTGCTTTCGTACATATTGTGCATCTGCTGCATAAGGTTATTGCTGTTTACAAGCGCATAGCTAATGTCAGCTGCCAGCCGAGCAGCAATGCTCTCGATAAGCAGCATATCATATTCATTGGGGTCTGTTATTCGAGCTACATACAAGATCTTGCAGGTGCTCTCATTGGTAAGAATTTTGCGCCCTTCTACTTTGTGCACTGTGTCTGGGTCTTCTAACCGCAGCAAGCGCAAGCAATATGGGTCGGTGGGTAATGTAAATTGTTTGGCAAAGTCAAAAGCTGGTGTAGCTGTGTCAGCTGCTAGCGTTGCCCGGCGAATCAGGCAATTCCAAGGGTGTGAACGGAAGACAGCATCGCGTACAAAATCATAGCGCTGATTGCAAACTCTGGCTGCCTTGCTGTCTTCGGTCAGCGCTAGGATGTTTGACGCGCCGATCATGTTTAGCGCAGAGTTACAAATATCAACAACGGATGCCATAGCTTACCCCTTAAAAGAGAAGGGGACAGCCGTGATGGCTGCCCCCAATTTGTTTTTAGTCAACCACATACAGGATGGTCAATTCGATGGTGCCTGTACCAGCTGCACCGCCCATAGTGACGGTTACTGGAACGCCATCTTCATTGGCATCCAATTCAGTGCCTGAACCCAGCGCCAAGGTAGCCAAGATGTCTGCCTTGCCTGCTGATGATGAAGCAGCTGCTGCCTTGTATGCTGCTGCCGCTGCTGACACTGCAGTACCTGCAGCGTTAGTGTGTGCGCCATAGCCTACAGACAGGGTAGTTGATGCTCCTAATGCATCATGAGCAATTGAACCCTGCAGGATTCGTGCACCGTCTGGCAGAATGAACATTTCGATAACGTCACCAGACGCTAGCGCAGATGCTTCATAAGTACCGTGGGCAACACGAACCCGGCCAGCGAGTTCATTTGCTTTGTTCATGACAACAGGAATAGCGCGTGAATTAGTGCGCTGTGCGGAATATACAGTAGCCATAATTCTGCCTCCTTACTCTGAACATTTGATTTCGATTACTTTTGCCTCTTCCATGCGGGTCGCCCCGATAGACTGACAATAGTAAACTTGAGTTGCGTAGCTCTTATCAGCACGTTCGTCTATTCTAGATGTCGGTTCCTTCCCAATGGCGAGTTTCATTCCATCCTGAGCCCATGCAAATACACGGCGGTCAGAAGAGCCATCAACAGGCAAACGGTTGGAAACGATGAAGCGGAACCCGACAAATTCATTAATAGCTCCTGTAGCTAATGCGCGAACAGTATTATAGTCGGCACTCGTTACAGTTGTATTATTCAAAAGGTCAGAGATCTGCTTCGGTGAACACACGATGAAGCGCGGAATAGATGCGTCAACACTTTCCTCATCCAGCTTTTGCTTTGCTTCTACAAGCTTGGCAATTGTCAGGCCGCCAGAAGCTGCTGCAATCTGGTTGGCTGCTGGGAATGAAGTAGTTGTTGAACCATCTTTGCCTGTCTTGGCATCGCCATAGAAAGCAGAGATGATAACGTCATCCATAGCGCGACCCATTGCTGCAGCTGCTGCACGGGCATAGCTGCTTGTTGGGTCAATCAACAGACGCACCTTATCCTGATCGTCTACCAAATCACCATATTCGTAATCCGACAGAGTTACCTGACGGCGTGAATGTGGTGTATCGACAATCGGTGTGTCTGCGTGGCGGGAAGTTCTCAGGACAGCAGCTGCGCTACCTACCTGATCAAAAAATGCCTTTTCACCGTTAACAGTTTCGACATCTACAGCTGAACGCAGCAGAGAGCCCATTTGCTGTGACAGCATCTGGACGTTTGACGAAAACTGATTAACAAAGGCGGTATCAATTTGAACACTCATTTCATACCTCGTTTGTTGTTCAAGTTTTTAGGGATTGCTGCGCTTGGTTATCTGACAAATGTCAGGCCATGCTGCTAGTTACGCTAGCTAATCGGCCTTACTCATAGGCTTGCGCTGGGGGGCAGATTGCTTATCCCCAGATCCTTTAACCCACTTAACGTAGGTATCTGCAAGAGCCACCGGGTCTTTTATGTTTTGGACAGACCCATAGCTCACTGCTAGCTTGAGAGCCTCAAGCCGCAATTCTTCTTCTTTCATTATAGCCCCCTGAGCCGCAGGGCTTCATTTACATAGTTGTCATGCTCAGGATGGTTTCTATCCCAATAGGGGCTATTTGCTGCTGTTATCTGCGTCAGCCTTTGAGCCACATCAGCGCCAGATAGACCGGGCTCATTGCCCCGGCCACTGAAGCTGTCTTCGCCCATTCGCTCACGCATGAACCCAGCTAGATTTGTTAGCATCATGATCAGCTGTGGGTTGTCACCCAGCAACGTGCCATCTGCCATCTGCAATTCTGTTAGCTCACCGCCGCCAAACTCTTCTAGAACGGCATTGGCTGCGCCCATGTTGCGCTCGAAATCATCGCCCATTTCGCGGCGCATATCTGTTTCTAACTGCACCCGCTGGCTTTCCAGCTGTTCCTCTGAGGCAACGCCTACGCTGCCCATGCGCTCATTATAGGCTTGAAGCAGCTGCTGGGCTTGGTTGTTGTTTAAGCCGATAGCGTGTGCTGTTTCCTTAAACCAGTTTACGTTTTCCTCAACAGCATCTTCGCCTGCGTCTAGCTCATAGCCTGACGCCTCAGCTGGCCGACCTAATTTATCGTAAACCTGAGACCAATCAGCATCTGTTGCCCATGACCCTGGTATAGCCACTTTATCTGCGCCCACCATTTTCTGGGCATTGATAAGCGATTTAGCCATGCCGTTAATGTCTTTATAAGACGATAGGCTTGGGTCATCTCTTAAACCTTCATCAATGTATTGACGAAAATCAAACTCCGCTGCTTCTGCAGACGGTGCCTGCCCAGCTTCTGCTGGAGCTTCCGCTACCTGCTCTTCGGACATATTGGTTTACTCCTCTATAGTTGTTTCCTGAGCCATGCGCTCTTTTAAGGTATTGTTTAGGAAAAGCAGCACTGAGCGTTGCCCTTCCCGGAAAGCCATCTCGTTACTATCTGCAGACAAGGTGGATGAATACATATGAAACCTGCTAGCCAAATCGTTGAGCACCAGCTGGCCAGCATTTGATTTAAAAACCTGCAAATAGGCCTTCATTGTATCTTCGACTGGATTTGCCATTTACTGCCCCAATAAAGCCGCTATGTCGGCCTTAGCCTCATCGCTGGCACCATCTACCGCCCGAAGCGCTGGGGCAGCCTCACCGGCTGATTGAGCCAGCATTTGCGCCTGCTGCATGGCAGCCATTTGCTGCTGTTCTTGCTGGCGCTTCTGCCTTAGCTCATTGACCTGCCCGGCACCGCGCACAACAGTTGCCGGGACGTTGGTCACCTTAATGATATGCTGCGCCAGTCCATCGAGATCCAAGTAATCGACCACGCTAGGATCAATCTGCAACAGCGGCTGCAGAAACTGGAACAGCTGCATAGCTGACTGCACATCACCTGAACGCTGGGCTTTGGCCAGTGGGCTGACATATTCAATATCAATCTGCCCTAGCTTCATGAATTCAGGCGGCACCTCGAAGCGCTGTTTACGCACCAGTATCTGATAGATTCTATTAATCATAGGATGCAGCAGTTCAGCCTGCAGCCTTCCAAGGGCAGGCGCCAACAGCCTCATCTTCTCTTCGGTACGTTGAATCACTTCTGTAGCCGTCATGCCGGGCGAATTCCCCAGAATAAGCTGGTCAACGTAAAACGCCGCCCGGATTGCTTGGCGGCGTTGGTCTAGCTGATTTTCACCCAGGGGGTTATTAGAGCCTATATTCAGTGGCTCTATGCGGTCTCTGGTTCCACCCCTATAGAAGTTGAGGCCGCCGGGCACAGTTCTGACCGGCATATGGAAGCCATCATCAGGCACCATCAGCGGCGGGTGTATTTGCAGCTGGGCTGCCCGGATAACTGTTTCAGACATCTTGTTGAGCATTTTGATATCTGCCAGCGCCGTCATTGCCGGCGACCGGCCATAGCCGTGCTCAAAGCTGCTTTTCAGATAACGTGGCACCACATATGGGAATTCATCAAACCCACTTTCTGACAAAATCATTTTGTCTTCTGGGTCTAAATAAATAGATGCGATAGGCTTGTTTTTGCTATCAACGCGCAGCGTGTCCCTCTCAGGCCTTGGCATTACCACATGGAGTAAAGTGCATTCCTGATACGGGTCATCTTTAAACATTTTGGCCATGCGGGGGCTGATGTTTTCTTCCCCAAATTGGGCAACAGCTGCGCGCAGCGGATATTTAAATTCACGATAGACTGTGTCCACCCGGCCAAACTCATCCTCAGAAAGATAGGTCTCAGCAATGTGCCGGGTAGAAAAGCGCAGCGTGTCATCTTTATCGCTGTCAATAAACATAACAGCTGTGCCGAACGTCACCAGATCCGCGTATAGCTCATGAATTGCTTCATGAAAGTTAGAGCGGTTGATTTCCTGATACATAACATCAGTGGCGCCCTGCAGCCATTCTTTGGCCAAATCATCAGTCTCAAACTGATCATCTGTATAACGCAGCGAAAACCAAGGGGTGCTAGCATTTGTCAGCATACCATGCAAGCTTGCAGCCATTAGCTCAGATGCATGAATAGCTGTGCCGTCAAAGATTAACTCTGTGCGCTTATCGCCGGATGTTCTTTTCTTAGTAACATCAGCCTTGCGCGGCACCACATAATCAGCAATCTCTTGCCAGTGGCTTTCCCAGTTTTGCCGCTGCGTTTGAAGCGTCTTATAACGCTTCATTAAGATTGCAGCGCGTTTATCATCAGCCATGATTAATTAACCTTGTTCTGCCCTAACAGGCTTGGCTTTTGCGTTGGTGCCTCAGTCAATAGACCCTGACCCCCAGTAACTCTGGCAGCTGCTTGGCCTTTCTTTTGAGCCTGTGTAGTGCGCGCAGTTTGCACCTCTTTTGTGCCCTGTGGCTTAATAGCCGGCGGCGGCGGTGCCGGTGGTGGCGGCGGTGGTGGGGCTGGTTTGCTGAAAAAACTCATTATGCTGCTCCTATTTGTCCAAACGGATTATAATCCATTGCAGCGTATCGCTGCAGGTTTCCTACGTTTTCTTTCTTTTCTTTAAGGCCGACAGCCAAATACCTAAACGCATCCGCAAAGTGGCTAGACCAATCATGAACCGGGCTAGCGCGGAACGTGCGATTTCTCTCATTGTAGGCGCGGTGGTATTGCCTAAGCGCCACAAGCCCATCTTTGCATTTTTCTGCATCAAACCAGCATCGCGGTATCATCATCTGCGCTGCATGGATACCGTCCTCTAAAGGCAGCTTTGGTACTACCCGAAAATTTAAACCTAAATCCCAAGCCATCTCGCGGCGACTTTTGCCGCTGCCCAGTTCGCGCACCTCAATATCATGCGGCGCAAAATGGTCACCATACAAATAAGCCTTGCGCTGCAGTACCCCGACATAATGCGGCAAGCCCTCGCCTCTGGCCTCATAAGAATCAATCACATGAACAGCCCGGCCAACGCTCTGCGTAAACCAAATCGCAGTGCTGTCGCCTACGCCCAGATCCCAAAACGTATCAACCCGCGTTGTCGGGTCATACGGAACCCTTCCTATGCGCCCCTCTTCCAGAGCCGCCTGCATCTCTTTACCAAAAATGGCACCGGGCACATTCGCCACCCAGCTGCATTCATATTCCTGGGCGTACTGGTCAGCCGTCATAGCCTCCCTAGCGCTGGTCAGTTCCTCATGGTCTAGGATGCCAGTCTCACTAGCCTTATGAATAGCCGTATACCAACCTTCACTGATAACAGCCTGCTCATACATTTCGTAAAAAGCATTCTGCCCCTTTGGCGTTCCTACAAAGAAACACCAGCCTTTACGGTCAGAAAGCGCCGGTCTGATAATCTCCGGGAATACACTCTCCGGCATATCAGCAACCTCATCCATGAAACACCCATCAAGGTAAATACCTCTCAAGCTGTCCGGGTTCTCAGCGCCCAGCAGGCTAATACGCGCACCATTCGGCAAATCACACCGCAGTTCTGTCTCATGAAACTTGGTGCCAGGTATCTTGCTAGCAAACTGTTTTAAATAATCCCATGCCACTGCCTTGGCCTGCCGGTATGTAGGCGCCAAATAAGCATATCTAGGACTAGGCCGCTCACACAGCACAGCTGCCCTGAGCAGGTGATTTATAGCCATCACCGTCTTACCCATGCGCCGGTGACAGACGATAACGCCCCAGCGGTGACTATCCAGATCAGCGTGCAACTTCGCCTGCAGCTTGCGAGGCGTGTAAGGTATCACTATCTGCATCATCGCCCTTTATCATTAACTCTGACCAATAGCCGTGGTGGGTGCCACGCAGGCCGGGGGTCACTACCCGCCAGCCAAGCGCCTGATAGCGCTCGACATCGCTGTGGGGGACGTATCGAAGTGTGTGTGTGTAAGACACTCTCTATCCCCATATTACGCTATAGATCCCTGCGCCCCATCGCTGGGGGTGGTAGGGGGTCGCCTAGGGATTTGCCGCCCTGTTTCTGGAACAATATTGGAACACACAGCGCGCTACAGCTGTGCATTTGTTGTGGGGCAAGGGATACAGCCCGCAAGAGCCCCGGCCTATCAAGCCGTTTTTCTGGCGGGGTATGCTGCCTGCCTCGCGCGCGTAGCTAGGCCAGACAGGATATGCATTTTATATATCATTCCCCAACTGTCACTTCACCATTAGCCCATGACAAGGTAATGCTGCCAGTGTTGCCGGCATCCTCTTTCTTGTCACGCAGCCCGAAAGGCTGAGACCGTGCGAACGTCCATTTCAAGCTATCTATCTCAAGACGTCTGCGCTGTACCTCAGCATTCACCACCTTTGCATCGAGCTCTGGTGGCAGCGGTGAAGTAGCCAAATCAATAATCTTATCGCCGTAATATTCAGCCTGCAGTATGCGGCCACGGTGATACATTTCATAGAGCTCATCATCAGCTTGGACAGCCCTGGTCACAGAGCGGTAGCTGGGCATAGCTTCATCTTTACAGATCTGTACCAATGTCTCACCACTGGCCAGCCTGTTAGCTATGTTTTCCATTACTGCTTTTGTGACTTTCTTTGCCATTCTTTCTCCAAAAAGCGCAACCCCGGCGTTGGAACCGGGGTTGCTAGGGTGTCGCGGAAGGAAGCTTTTATGAGCAATCACACTACATCTAGTGCAATTGTAGTTAAATATTACTAGATTTCGCGGCGTTCGTCACCTGCCATTCGATAATACAATCGCAATAAAGCATCTTTATATGCTGCCTTTACCCTTCTAGGATCGTGCAGTCCCAGCATTCTAGCTATCTTAACCCACTGCGCTCCACGCTGTCTAAATGCAGCGCTATGTGCAATAGCCCAAACAAGCTTTCTATCTTCTTCTGGCATCAGTGGCGTTAGCTCTAGCGCCTTGTCGAACTGGCTGATTTGCTCAGAGGTTGGCTTCAGTATTGTTTCACCAACTTGCGTCCATCCGTAACCATGCCAATCCAGGGGATAATCTGGCCATGAAGAGAGCTTCGCTCGGCGAACAGCAGCTGGCAGTCTTCTGTCTGTCTCTGCTGCTTCTAAGAACAAACTATGCAATTGGCTAACGTCCATCACTGAGCTCCATCTTTTTAATGAAATAGCGCCTCTCGAACTCGCTCATGTTGCTGAAGGCTCTGACGATATCTTTATACCCTTCGACACTGTGAGAGCGCCTGAGACGCTTTAAAACGCGATCTAGACGGTATCCCCATTCATCAACCTTGCGGCGGTCAATGGCACGGCGATATGCAGGCTTGGTATGCTTGGCTGTTTTTTGAATCAGCTGCTGTACGTCAGCTAGCTTTACATAGCTAGCTATGCTTTCTTTATATAAGCTATTTATAGGTAAGCTAGCTGTATCAATAGCTGTATCGCTAGCTATATAGCTAGCTTGCGTAGCTAGCTGCCCCTCAGCAGGCCTGCTGATTTTATCGTCTTTGCTCATTCCGTCAACCCCCCTGCTAAATTAAATCTGTTTCTTTTAATGTGTCAGACCAAACGCCCCAGATTTTGTCTAGGTCTCTGTCGTAGTAATTCGCCCAGTGGATTGTGTTGATAGTGTTTTGCATCAGCACAATGAATGCACCCAGCTGGCAACCCGTTACAGAACTGCATTCGCCGCTATCGTTGCAGCGTATATGCACATCATCTTCCCTGCCTTTAAATCTTTCTGCATAGCCCTTGGATGGATTGCCCCCGGCATCATAGAAAGGCTTGGCGTGTTCCATAATCAAAGCGCGGTCAACTTGCATCAGCGCCTCTTGCCAGTCGTCTATCTCGCCTAAATGCAGAGACTGCCCGGCATCAGCCAAGGCCATTCGTATGCGCCACAATTGGTCGAACTGTTTGCGTTTGTCTTTAATTTCCTTGACCCGCTTCATGTCTATTTTGAATTGCATTTTGCTTCCTTCCCTCTGCTTCTAAATTCGCTCTGTAACAACCCTCACTGTCACAGATAACCTTCCCGCTCATCAGCACTGACCAGCCACCATCCCTAATCCAATGCACCTTGCCGCAATGGCAGCAGGTCGTCTTGGTAGTCACAATGCTGCGCGTCTGTTCCTTCTTCTTCAATGCCCATCCCCATAATCTGCTGTGTTATTTGCTCTAAAACGTAAGCTTCAGTCAGCAGCCCCTGCCCGTCACTGGTTGGCCGAATTGGCGGTATGTCCCACGCCTCTGCAATCAAGAACAAACCCATATCTTCCAGCACCAACCGGCGAAACTCTTGCATGGCTAATCTTTCTGCCACCTGCCTTTTCATTTCTCTGATATCCAAAACAGCTGCGGGTCATCACCAATGAAGGCGCTGTCCCACACAAACCAGGCGAATGCCATCTTCTCCCGGCTTAACAGCGCAGCTGTGGCGCTGGGCAGAGTCGGATACCAATCATCTTTTTGTCTGTTGTTAGTCAATGCCCAAATCCCTCAACGATAGGCGGTCACCTGACCCGCTCAAATCATCCCAAATGTCATCGAGGTCATCGCGTCTGTTCTTGGTAAATCTTTTGACCGGCGATTCTGGCTGGGTTTTTGCCGGCGCTTTGTTTTTGGCTGGCGCTTTGTATGCCTTTGACGGGCGCACACTTGGCTGATAACCAACCACCTTTTCTTCAGTGGCAAACCTGAACCCGCAGCCTTTGCACCTGCGGCGCCGGTTTACTGACCTGCCATCTGGCCGGCTGTCCAATACTTGGCTTGGTTTATTGCAGCGTGGGCATAGCATGGAACTGCTCCTCTTCATCTTCAGTCAGATGCCGCCAGCCCCGGCCATCACAGTCCGGGCAGTCAGCTGGCGCCGTTGTCAGGTAACCGCCATTTTCAAAATCAACAACGGCAACCTCAGCCGATACGGTGCCTGTTGCATCGCAGCCGTCACATTCCAAAACAGTTTCCCAGATGCCCGGCACGGTGCTGATTTTCATGTAACTAGGCATTATCCCCCCTTTGCCAGAGCCACTTGCTCTAGCCATTTGGTTTTCGCATTGTCTTTGAGCTCGATGTGCAGGCTGAGAAAAGCGCGCACCTTGGATAGCTTGTTCAGGGTGGCAACCAGACAGTCACAGCCCTTTAATTCTTCTTGAACAGCCTTTTGGTTCGCCGATAACGTGCCGCGTTTTGGCGCCTTCAATTCTATGAAGATGGGTTTGGGCAGACCGTCCCAAAAATATTGCTGCCGGACAAAAATCTCTATGTCCGGCCAGCCACTACGCATACCCATTGCCTTTAGCTTGGCCTTGTATGCCACATGGCGCTTGCCTTCATTCGGGCTGTGATGAAACACCGACCCGGCAGGCAAGGCCTGTTCCAGCCATTGTGAAACTATTTTATGTAGCTCATCCTCAGTCACGCGCGCTCACATAAAAACTATTTGGCTGCACCGCGCCGCTGGTTAGGTCTACTATCCGTGCCATGTATCGGGGGTGCGGGATTTTACGATTTTCGTCAGCAACAGGCAGGCACCAGCGCCGGGCGATAGTGGCGTGGTTACACCCCAGCATTTCTGCCAGCTTCTGGTATGACCAGCCTTTGTTTTTTCTAAACTGTTCAAGTGTCATGACGTAATTATCTACACACTTTGACATTTTATGTCTAGCATTTTGATAAGAAAAACTGGGGTGACATTTTGTGTCACGATAAATATTATGATTCGCATGGCTAACAATTTAGATGAAATGATAAGGCGCTCAGGCCTTAAAAAACATGAAGTGGCAAAGCTCAAAGGGGTCACCCCTGAGACATTGTCTCGCCATGTGCATGAAAAAGTCCCCATGACAACAAGGGACGCCAAAGAGTACGCGCAAATATTGGATTGTTATCCGCAACAAATACTATATCGCTCTGAACCCATACCGCTGCTAGGCAGCGCTCATATTGGCGCAAATGGCGATAATACCTACGTTATAGACCAAATCAAAAAAGGTTGGGTTTATATGGATTCGGTATCATACAAAGATTATGCAGCTATCCAATGGACAGTGGACAAAGAATACAAAGGCAAGCAAAGACATTACAAAAATGCTGTCGAACTTATCAGCCGTAAAGGTATTGACGCAAAGATTGTCGATAATGATGTTATCCAAAATATTGGTTGGGCAAAGCTAAAAAACCAGCAGATAATCTATTGTGGATACGTTTACCCAGAACCTGATGACCTTTACACCGTCAAAAATTATGAGACCAATTCGATACATCAAAACCTAGAGCTAGAGTGGGCTGTGCCATCATTGTCCTTGATTATAAGGCCGGACATCCGAAACATGGAAATCGTGTATAAAACGATTTAAATTACGACACCCTTGACATCAGATGTCATATTAATTTAACTTCTCTTCAAGACTAATGGAGAGAGGTTTTTATATATGGGCTTCCCAACTACACCCACATGGGCATCATCAAAGCATTACCTTTGGCACAGCAATCCTGAAAGCAGGCCGCTTTGCAAAACCTATTTCGACAAATGCGTAGTCCGGCCAAAAGTAAATTTGGCATGGAAGATTATCAAAGGTGAATCAGAAGGCGATATTGATTTAGCCCGGCGCACTGTCAGCCTTTACGACAACGATAACGCAAAGATGATGGCCGGGCGCACAGCCCAGACACTGGCAGAAGAGGTGTTGCTGGGCGAAGGTGATATTGAAGATGTGATATCACGCGGCGCCAGCGCCTTTGCTGAATACAAGCCCCGTAACTGGGACAACGGAAAAGATGAACGCCAGCTGGAGATATGCCGCAATGAATATGGCGAGGTGTTGCGCGCTGTTGTCGAAGGTGTCCGGGACGCTGCCAGCCAGCTGGGCATCAACAGGCTGGAAGGCGAACATGAAATGTTTGCCAAAATCCCCGGCCTTGCCCTGCCCTACAACGGACGCCCTGATTTTTCCCGGTCAATCGAACTAAAAACAAAATGGTCAAGCTATGACCAGCGCGCCAAATCTGGCAAGCGCACAGCCAGCCTGCCTACACAGCCGACATGGGGGCATTTGTCTCAGGTGGCCGGCTATGGGCATGGCACCGGCAGGCCACAAGCAATCGTATATGCGAACCATACCGGGTACCGGGTGTTCACTGCAGAGAACTGCGACCTGCTGACTCCAGAAGGTATGGCGTCTGTTTTAAATCATGTGGCTGCCAAATGCCGGATCCGCGAAAGGCAGCTGCAAGCAGCAAAAAATGTTGAAGAGCTCATTGGCCTAGTCGAGCCAGACTTCGGCCATATGTGGGGCTGGGACGTTCACCCTGACGTTCTCGATGAAGCCAAAAGACTTTGGGGGTTTAAGTGAAGGAAGGAAAAAGAAAAATGCAAAGCAGTAGATTGATTCAAATGCATCTGCATCAGGCAGAGCGCGGCATCGGCAAGCGCACTAACCTGCGCCTTTACTTTAAATTGTTTTGCCTCATTGCCGGGGGCATCTTGGGCGCCGTTTACCTTTGGGCGGCTGTTGCGTTCTTTTTTGCGGTGACGCCATGAACCAGCAGCCAACATTGTTTGACCAGCTGCAGCTTCCGCGAAATGAGCGGGAAGCAAAGTTTGTAGAATTCCACAATGAAAACCCAGTTGTTTATCAGCTGTGGGATAGGTTCACGCGCGAAGCAATATCCAAGGGGCATAAGCGCGTAGGCGCTGCCCTAATCATGGAACGGATACGCTGGGAAACCAGCATCAACCTGATCGATGCCCGGCCTGACGGCGGGAAGCTGAAGATCAACGACCATCACAAGGCCTACTATTCGCGCCTTTGGATGAAGAACAACCCCGAATACCGGGGGCTATTTGAAACACGAACAGTCGAGGGTGATAATGACTGACATACAAAAAGCAATGGCAGCTGTGGCTGCTATGAATGAAACGCACGGCGTGGCACAGCCCGGCGGCAAAAAATATACAGAAGTGGCAAAACGAATTGAGGTGTTCCGCACCCATTTCGGTTTGGACTACAGCCTCGAAAGCGAGGTCATGGTCGATGACGGCCACCGGGTGGTAATCAAAGCAACCATCCGCAACCCAGCTGGCGCGGTCATTGCGACCGGGTTTGCCGAAGAGATACGCAATTCTAGCAAGGTGAATAAGACAAGCCCCATCGAGAATTGCGAGAGCTCTGCCTGGGGGCGCGCTTTAGCAAACTTGGGTATGCACGGCGGCCAAATCGCCAGCATCGATGAAATACAAAAAGCAGCGCGTAATGAAGATGCGCTGGATCAAAAGCAACAGTGGCTGCAGTGGGCTACTGAAGCAGAAAAATACGTTGAAACTTTGAAATCTCAGGCAGCGCTCAGGACATGGGCGTCTGATAATGATCAAAGCCTAAACGCCTTGGCCGGGGTAGACCAAGCAGCCCACGCCAAACTCGAACAAGCTTGGAGCGCCAGAATGGAGAAAGTAGAAAATGGCTAAACCACAATTTAAAAACTCAAAGCTGCCCATCGACAGAGCTATTGGCCAAATCGATCAGGTCAGTGTCAGCTTTTGGTTCAACATAGAAGACCCGGCACTGTGTGAGCAGCTTGAGCAATATTATGTGCTGCAAGACAAAAAGCCGGGAATGGAAATTCAGGTGAAGGCCGGCGACCAATACCTGCGCGTCTCACGATTCAATCTTTTCATAGATGATAATCGCAAAAATGAGATTTTATCAGGAGCCCCGGTTCAACAAAACGCCGCAGGAGCCCCGCCAGCAGCGCCTGCGGCAGCTCCTAGTGTATTACCACCGCAAACGGCGCCAAGCGCACCAGTGGCGCCACAAGCGCCAGCAACGGCAACACCGCAAAATTATGCACAAGCCAAGGGGGGTGGGTATGGCTTTGGATCTTAAACCTTTGGTCACCCCCAAAGATGCGGCTCTGTATCTATGGGGGGAATGGAACCCGACAACGCGGAAGCGCATTTATCGCTGGATTGAAACCGGCGCAATCAATTCAATCCGGGACGGCAGGCGGTATTGGGTGCCGCGCGCTGAATTAACCCGGTTTGATGAAATGGCACTGCCATCTGCAGATGCAAGTGAAGCAGCAGACACTGATAACTCAATCTTTAAAATAGGGAATGGATAGGATGGCAAGGAAATGGTCAAAAGCCCAGCGCGCAGCGCAATCAAAAAAGCTTAAAGCTGCTTGGGCAAAGCGCAAAGAAAAAGCCCGGCCTTGGTGGCGCAGGCTTTTAAATATCTAGGAATTCCCGGAGTCAGAATCTCATTGCAAAATGAGCGTCAAAGGGAACAGAGGGCGGCAGTGCTTGGTTCACTATATGGTTCGAACCTAAACTGCCGCTCTTGCTTTATACACCCCCAAAGATTGCAGACGCAGCAGCTGACCGTGCCTTGTCCTGTTTGCCAACATTGCGAATGTAGTGGCCATACTGTCTGTATGTAAAGCCGCTGTCGCTGTGCCCCATCAGGCTCGCAACCTCTGACCAATCTTCGCCCAAGGCTGACAGCTGAATACTAGCGAAGAAGTGACGCATATCACCCCATAGCATCCGCTCTATGCCTGCGCGCTTGCTGGCGCGCTCTATCAATTCACGCAGCGTTTTCTTCTGCTTTGGCAGGCCAGCTGCAGTGGCGAACGCATAGTCTTCATCTCGGCTATGCTTGCTCTGCATCTTCAGCTGGCGCAGTAGCTGCACAGTCTCAGCTGGTATAGGCACAATACGGAAGCCGCGCTTGGTCTTTGGCGCCTTGATGTTTATGCCCCGGCCATGCGCCACTGCCTGCCGCACATGAACCTCACCGGCTGCTAAATCTACAGCGCCCCATGTCAGTGCGCGCAATTCGCCCTGACGCATACCAGTAGAAAGGGCAGTGATGACCATCGCCCGGCTAACCAAGCTTTCACCCTCAAGCCCTGCAGATATCAGCTGCTGGATTGTCTCAGGCTGTATACGGGGTGCCCGGTCAGATATATCAGCTGACATACCTAAGCTAACTTTATCGAGCGGGTTGATGGCGACCCAGCCTTTTGCTTGGCAGTGGTTCAGCATCATCTTCAAGCCTTTAAAGCGCTTGTCTGCAGTATGCTTGCTGTTGCAAGCCGCCTTGATAGAGCGAACAAAAACAGCTGACAAATCCCCGGCGTTCTCCTGGCGCACAATAGACAGATCATGTTTGGCAAACGGCTTGCCATCAATTTTAATCTTTAGCGCAAAGCGCACAGCGCGCTCGATATCTTCGAAGTGTGACCGGCTGATATCGCCGTCAGTCACGCGCTCTTCTTGACGCGCCAGAAAGTTAGCAGCCGCATCTTTGACCAGCTGCAGTTTGACAGGCTGGGCAATCAGGCCAAGTGTATGCTTGGCCAGCATTTCATCAGCTGCCTGACGCGCTTCTGCTTCGGTGGCGTAGTTGCCGTAAGTGGGGGTCGATATGCCTACGCGGCGCGCATCAATAACCCAGTGTTTACGGCGATTTTCAAATCTTACCTTTAATGGTTTCATGTTCACCCCCAAGTTACGCAGTATGCGCGTCAACAATTTTTTCCAAGTCGTATGTTAACTGCAAATCGTCAGCAAAAGCGTCAACATATCCGACCAAACCGCCTTTAATCAGGCCG